AGTATAACTTCGTAAACGGTTATAAAGATATATTAACCTTGTTTAACTTATATAAAACGTATGTAGGTGGAGCAGATGGATTGTTTGAAAAGTATTTAGATCCAAGTGAACGGGCTTGTGCTTCTTGTAAGTCAGCTTGTATGATTCAAAGGTATAACGAACTATTAGAGTATGAGCGAAATAAAGGATAGTAAAGCATTAGGTGACGAGAACACGGTAAAGGTACATCAAGGGCTTTGTATGTATTTAAAGTACCTATCCAAAAAAGAAGGCAAGAAAGTTGAATTGGTTATACGTGGCTTAACAGAGGCTACACAACAAGAAATAGATAGTAAAAAAGAATACAGAGCAAAGTATGGTATCAATCTGTAAAGTATGTGAGTTAATAGATAACGACACTACACCAAAAGAAGTAATATATTGTGAACTATGTAAAGCATTCATCTGTAAAGATTGTGAGCCTAACTGGTTTAAAAGAGGATTAGCAGCAATAAAACAAAAATTAACATAATGGCAGCACCAATTGGAAATTCTTATGCTTTAGGTAATACGGGAGGGCATCCACCTATTATCAAAACACCTGAAGAGATGTCCCAAAAGATAACTGAATATATTAATTACCGAGATAGCATTAATGGAAAGATAGGTAAAGGATTGTATACATTAGAAGGGTTAGCTTTATATTTAGGTTATAAAGATGTTCAATCTTTGTATGATAATGAGAAAAGAACAGAAGAGTTCTCTTATGTAGTCAATAGATATAGATTATTTTTAATAGATTGGAACGTACAAAAGTTGTATTGGGGCGGTACTTATATGGCTGGTCAATTTTGGTTACGCAATCACGGAGGCTATGCAGATGAAACAACTCAACATCAAAACACACGTATAACGAAGATTGATATAGAGGTAATTAAATCAGATGTTCCACTTTCAACATCAGAAAAAGATGTAGATGTTTAAGACTTCAGTCCTATACGAAGCTAATAAGAATGCAGTAGAAGATGTAATAGTTAATCAAGGTGGTTCATCTTCAGGTAAAACCTATTCTATCCTACAAGTTCTATTTACAAAAGCAATAGATGAGTGTAATGTTATTACGGTAGCAGGTCAAGATATACCTAACTTGAAAGCAGGAGCGTTACGAGATGCTTTAGATATATTCAATAACTCACCTATATTACAACAGTTCGTTGTTAGCTACAATATAACAGACCGTATCTTTAAGTTCGACAATGGCTCAATAATGGAGTTTAAGAGTTTTAAAAACTCACAAGATGCAAAGAGTGGTAAAAGAGATTATCTATTCATAAATGAAGCAAATGGTATTCCTTATGATGTTTACTTTGAATTAGAGATAAGGACAAAGAAACAGACTTATATTGATTATAATCCTAATAGTGAGTTTTGGGTACACGAGAAGGTAATAGGACAGCCAAGAACTAAGCTATTAATATCCGACCACAGACATAATCCATTCGTTCAGCAGAAGATTAGAGATAAATTAGAGTCGTTAAAGACTTTAGACTTAGAATTGTTCAAGGTTTACGGTAGAGGATTAACTGGTAAGATAGAGGGATTAATCTTTAGACTGTATAATGTAGTACCTGAGATACCAAAAGAAGCCACATTGATAGCCAATGGAGGTGACTTTGGTTTCACTAATGATCCAACAGCTATGTTGGAGGTTTACAAACAAGATGGGGAGTTGTGGATAAACGAACTAATCTACGAAACGGGGTTAACTAACCCTATGATAGCCACAAAGATAAAAGAGTTTAATAAACAGTCACAAGAAACAATCTTTGATAGCGCAGAGCCTAAATCAATCCAAGAGTTAACTAATCAGGGTATAAGGGTTTTACCTGCTAAGAAAGGTGCTGATAGTATCAAGTCCTCAATAGATATTCTTAAGCGTTACAAATTGAATGTAACCATAAATAGTATTAATCTCCGTAAAGAATTAAACTCTTACAAATGGGCTATTGATAAGGACGGTAAGTCAACTAATGAACCAATAGACTACAATAACCACTTAATAGATGCGCTTCGTTATGTAGCACTCAATAAATTGATGTTAGATAATAACGGAGTTTATGCTATAAGATAGTTATGTACACTTACTATTATTTTATATATAATAGTAATGAAGACACCGAGCAAATGGTCTGAAGTAACTCTAGATCAATATTACAACCTTACCGAAGCAATAGCTATGGATTGGGAAACCGATACCGATAGAGCTGTCGCTATGCTTTCTGCATTAAGTGGTATATCAATCAAATATCTTACTGAAGAAGTTGATACTAAAGAACTTATAAAGGCTATTAATGCTATTAAGTTTATTGGGGATGATAAGGTAAATGGTTATCCCTCCCCTTCATTGCGTGTAGGGTTAAGACGTTTTGAGGTAGATTTATTGATAAGAGATTCAACAGCATCTAGTTTTATATCATTGACAGAGCTAACAAAGACAACTGAGATAGCAAAGACTAACATACATAGTTTAATGGCTATCTTTTGTTATGAGGTTAATTGGTTTGGGTTTAGAAAGAAGAGGACAGCAAAGAGTCAAAAAGAGATAGCGGAGTATTTCAAGGCTAACTTAACGATGGATAAGGCATTTATTTATAGTGGTTTTTTTTTGCGGAGTTGGAGAGCCTTATCAAAGGCTATGCTATCTTATTCGGACTTAAAGATGAAGAGAGCAATGAAGATAGTAGCGAAGGAAGCCCTGAATTTGTAAGACACTGGGGATGGTATTATACTTTGGATAGTTTGAGTAATAACGATAGAAGTAAGTGGGATTACTATTTGGATATGAATGTGGTAGCGTTTTTAAATACATTGGCATACTTTAAGGATAAACAAGATTACATAGCAGAAGCACAAAAGAAACAAAGGAATGGCTAATTTAGTTCAAGAGGTTTTAATATCATTTGAGGATAAGATTCGTACAGCTTTAGAAGAATCTGTAATGAAGAACAAAATATATTCTTCAGGTAAGTTGTGGGGTTCAGTATTAGCAACTACTAAAGTATTCGGTCAAACAGTTGTATTGAATATACATATGGAGGACTATGGTAAGTTTGTTAATGAAGGGGTTAATGGTACTGTAAGAAACAATAATAGTAGGTTCTCATTCAAGAAAAAGAACTTAGCTAAGGGAGTTATGAGGACTTATATAAGTCACGATGAGAGTGGAACGCTAGAAGGTTACGCACAAAACATAAGTAAACAATATAAGAATAGTAAAGGTATATTAAAGACTAGAAAGAAACCTTTAGCAATGGATAAGGCAAGAGGTCAATTAGCTTTCTTAATGGGTAGAAATGTGGCAAAGCACGGTATTAAACCTACTAACTTTGTTAAAGAGGCATTAGATACTGTAATACCTGAAATGGAAGCAGCACTATTAAAAACAGTAGGCAGACAAATAAAATTAGATATTAAAGAATTTACTAAGCAATGAGCATAACGATACAACAGCAACCATCAATACTAAGCCCAGCGTATAACGATGCTATCTTTGTAGTATCTACTTCAAACGGATCACAGCCTTCTTTTCAATTTGTAGCTGACTTGTATATCGGAGGGGTTAAAGTAGACCGTATGTTAGTACCACCACATCCAGTACATTTAACGGGGCTTATTAATATAGCACCATTATTAGAGGGTAGATTAACGAAAGATATATTGATAGGTGACAGTACTATTATGAATAACAGTAATAGCTATGTGGCTTATGTAGTTAAGTTTGGTGAGGCTTATGGTGCTACGGGGACTGTAATTTATCCCGACTTAACAATAACCAATACAAAGTATGTTTGGAATAGCGTATTAGATTATGATGATTATTGCTCTTATTCTTCAGGAACTTATACAGCAAATGTAGCTACACCTTGTAACTTCTTAACTAACAAACCAAGTTCGGGGGATATAATGAGCGATGATAACGCATGGCTTTATTGGACTGACTTAACATACTTAACAGCAAAGGCTAGAGTTAAAACATATACTAATGGAGTTCTAGTTAATACATTTGATATATCGAGGACAAGTATACAATTCTTAAGAGTACCATCAGGGATAAAGAATCTTAATGCTATTACTACGATGTTTACAGGTGTTGAAACATCTTACACCGTTCAGATATTAAACAGTTCAAACGTAGCAATAACGAATCTATATCAATATACGATAGTAGATAATTGTTCAAAGTACACTAAAACTAGGTTACAGTTTCTTAATAAGCTAGGAGGGTATGACTTCTTTAATTTCACTTTATTGAGTAAACAAACGGTAGATATAGATAGGAATCTATTTAAGAAGAATCTAGGAAGCTATACGAATGCTAATGCTTACGCCTTTGCAACAAAGGATAGAGCGTTTAGTCAGTTCCATACAAGATTAAAAGATAAGTTCACACTAAATAGTAACTGGGTAAGTGAGGAAGTGATGGCATGGTTAGAGGAGTTGGTTAGTAGCCCTGATGTATTGTTAGATGATGGAACAAATTTAATACCTATCAATATAACATCTACCAATTTTGAGCATAAAAAGGTAGTTAATAAAAAGCTATTTCAATTAACAATAGAATACACATTAAGTTACGATAGATATAGACAGAGAATCTAATGAGTAGAACAGCATTATTTTTAAATAGTAGTGGTAGTATTGATATGTATGACGATGTAAGCACACCGTTGAACTTCAATATTGCTGACATTAGAAACCCTGAGAAGCGTAATAGTAATTACTCAAAGACTATTAAGATACCTGGCACGGCAAACAATAATTTATTGTTAGGTAATATCTTCGACATCAATATAACGAATGGAATCTATAACCCGAATAGTAAGGGTAAATGTTCTTTGTTGATTGATGACCAAGAACAGATGAATGGTTATATGCAGTTGTTAAATATAATCATAAAGGATAACAGCGAAGTAGAATACGAGATAAGCATATTAGGAAACGTAGGGAATCCATTTAATGCTTTAGGTAATAGTGAATTAACAGCTTTAGACTTTAGTGTTTATAATCATACCTACGATTATGCGACTCAGGTAGCAAGTTGGACTAATGGGTATGGTCAAGGTTATTGTTATCCGTTAATAGATTATGGTTTTGATAATGGAGTGAACGACTTTAAGGTAGAGCATTTATTCCCTGCTATGTTTCTAAGGACTTACATTGATAAGATTTTAGCAAGTATAGGATATACATATACGAGTACATTCTTTGAGAGTGCATTTTTTAAGCAGTTAATTATCCCCGCCAACTTTAGCGCATTGATATTAACAGATGCTCAGATATTATTGAGGTTGTTTAATGCTACACAAACGAGTGTAATAATAAAGACAATAACGGCAAATGATAACGTACCTGCATTTGATGTAATCTACAATAACGAGGTAAGTGATGTAAGTGGGTTATATGACAATACAACTGGAATCTTTACGGTAACATCTAAAGGATATTATTCATTTACGGCTGATGGTAGTTTAGTTTATTCTATGACTCCAGTAACAGCACCTTATGATTGGGCTGATGAGATATTTATTAAGAAGTCTACTGATGGTGGGGCTACTTATTCTATTATGGCTAGTACTTATAATACTAGGACAGCAAATGGAACTTATACAACTTATGTAAGTGTAACGAATGTACTTTTAAATGTAGGCGATAAGATTAAGGTTCAAATAAGATACGATGCTTCAGTAATTGGAACTGGAACTATCCGTATAAATAGTGGTACATTTAAGAATGCAGTAGTTAATAGTGGACTATTAGAAGGTGACACGTTATATGTAAACACAACTATTCCTATTAAGATAAAGCAAAAAGACTTATTACTTTCTGTTATCCGTATGTTTAATTTATATGTAGACATAGATAAGAATAACGATAAGAATTTATTGATTGAAACACGAGATACATTCTATGCAGCAGGGACACGATTAGATTGGACGTATAAACTAGACAATAGTAAGAATGTAGAGTTTAGACCAATGGGGGAATTAGATTATAAAGAATTTATATACAACTATACAGACGATGGCGATTACTACAATAAGAAGTATAAAGATACTTACCAAGAAACCTATGGTAATTATCGTTACATAACGGATAACGACTTCTTAACTAATGTAAACGAAACAAAGATAATCTTTAGTCCTACTCCGTTGGTAGGTGACAATGCAAACAATAGAGTTATCCCAAGAATATGGGACGTAGACAGTTCAAATAATAACCACGCTAAAGGGTTTAACATACGAATACTTTATAATGGAGGGGTAACAGCTTCCAATGTAGGATATACTATTACAAGTGCTGTAACTGGGTTACATCCACAAGTAACTTATTTATATGCAGGACATTTAGACCAAACAGCAAACCCTACTTTAGATTTATGCTTCGGAGTACCTAGAGAAGTATATTATAATGCAACGGCTTATACTGATAACAATTTATTTAATGCTTACCATAAGAAGTTTGTTGATGAAATAACGGATAGAGATAGTAAGATAGTAACAGCTTACTTTTATTTACGTCCTGAAGATATTAGGAACTTAGATTTTAGAAATGAGTTTTATTTTGAGAATCAATATTTTAGATTAAATAAGATATACGATTATGATCCGTTACGTCACGAGGTAACTAAGTGTGAGTTTATAAAGATTAAAGATGCTGGTAACTTTGCTAGTACTAACCATCCCGTTTACGGAGGCTATCACGGTGACGTAGGCGAAGGGTTTCCGATATTTGCAGGAGGTATAACACCTAATAACAATGTTTTAAAGAGTAGTTCTGCTGCTTTATTAGGAGGTAAGAATAATACACTTAACGACAATCTAAAAGAGTTGATTCTGTTAGGTGAGAATAACGTAATAGGTGATAGCAAATTTGTTTCTATTGTAGGTAGTAGTGGTAATATTGTAGGAAGTGGATGTGAAAATATAAACCTAATAAATAGTTCAGGTTGTACTATTTCAAGTGGACTAAAGAATGTAACTATAATAAATAGTGCAGGGTTAAACGTAACAGAAAGCAGTGGAACGTATATAGATAGTTTCTTTGTTAAACCTTCAGTATTCCATAAGCATTATATACAAGTAAGTGATAGTACAACTCAAACTGTGGCTACTGCAAATAGTGGTCAAGCAATAACATTTAATACAGATGAGTTTAATTTAGGTTTTACGCATTCGACAGTCACGAATACATCTAGAATTTATATAACGGAAACGGCAGCGTATATGATAGGATTTGAAGCTCAGGTTGCAAGTTCATCAGCAAATAAAGAGGCTTATTTTTGGTTTAGAGTTGATGGTGTAGATATACCACGAACAACAACAGCCTTGCAATTAGTAAACAATAATGACCAAAAGAGTGTGACATTAGTATACATATATACATTTTTAGCAGGACAATATTTTGAGATTATAATGGGAGGAAGTAGCACAAGTGTATCTATCGTAGCAAGTGCAACAATAATAGCACCAACTAGACCAACAATGCCTAGTGGAATTTTAACAGCAACAATGTTATAAAATGGCAGAAGAAATAGCGTATAAAGTCAGTGTAGATACTGGCGAAGGTGGTAAGAGTTTAAAGACGTTAAAGCAGGACTTTAAGAATGCTCAAACGGAATTAGATGGTTTAGCTTCAGGAACTAAAGAGTATGTTAAGGCACTTGAAAAGTTAGGTAGTATTAGAGATAATATAGGTGACTTAAATGCTGAGATAAATGCTTTCAATCCTGAAGGTAAGGTAAAAGCCTTTGGGGATGTCGTTGGTGGTATGGCTAGTGGTTTCCAAGCTGCTACGGGTGCTGCTGCTTTATTTGGTAGTGAAAATAAAGATATAGAAAAGACCTTAATAAAAGTTCAGGGTGCTATGGCATTTGCTGAAGGTATTAAGGGAGTTATGGGAATGAAAGATGCGTTTACTGTTTTGGGTAACGTAATCAAAGCAAATCCATTAATGTTAATCGCTACTATTATAGTAGGTATCGGTACGGCATTATTTGCATTAAAGGATAAGATAGCAATAGTAGGACAAGCATTTGATGCTATCGGTTCTGTTATCACTTATGTAATGGATAAGATAAAAGCCTTTACAGATGCAATAGGGATTTCCAACTTTGCAATGGATAAGCTAAACGATTCTATTATAGCTAATTCAAAGAGAGCGCAGGAAGCAAGTACAGCAATGTACGATAGTAAGATAGCTGAATTAAAAAGAGAGCATAAAGAAACTGTCTTTGTAGAGATAGAGAAACAAAAGGCAATACTAGCAACTAATAAACTAGCTATTGAGGCTATCGGTAGACAGAGAGCAGCTAATGGAACTTTAACAGAGGAGCAGTTAAAACAGATAACGGAATTACAGAAAGCAAATAGTGAGGCGTATAAAACAATTAACGATTCGTGGGCTACTTATAAAGATAAAGAGATAGCTAAAGATAACGAAGCGTATAAAGTTTATAAGGCTAATTTAGATAAGCACCTTCAAAATATGAAGGACTTTAATAAGTCAGCAGACGAAATAAATGCAGCAGCAGACGCAGCAGACTTAGCAAAGAAAGAAAAGAAGAAAGCAGATTTAGCCATAGATATTCAAGAAGGAATTGATATGGATGTAGCTGCTGATGAGTGGGCTGCTGAACAAGATGCTGCACAAGCTGAGGCAGATAAGAAAGCCTCTGAAGACAGAAAAGCATTAAAGCAATCAGAGTTCGACCAAGAAGTATTATTAGCACAACAATCAACACAAGCAATAGGCGACCTTTCTAATTTACTATTTGACTTAAAACGTCAAAATATGGTTAAAGGTAGTGCTGCTGAATTAAAGTTGGCTAAGAAACAATTTGCTATAAACAAGGCTTTAGGTATTACAAATACTATTATATCTACCGTTCAAGGTATGATAAAAGCTATTGCAACAAATCCCCCACCAAGTCCTTTAGGAGTTATCGGTGCAGCATTAACGGGTGTAGCAGGAACAATCGCAACAGCTAAAATAGCATCTACTAAATTTAGTGGTGGCGGTGGAGAAGGTGGAGGCGGAGGTGGTGGAGGAATTCCAACAATATCAGCAGGTGGTGTTTCAGCACCATCAATAGCACCTCCAAGTCAAGGTAGTACACAACTTAATCCTGATGGAAGTATTAAAACACCAACAACAAAACAACCTATTATCAAAGCGGTAGTAGTAGAAACAGATATAACAAAATCACAAGATAGAGTGAGTTCTATTGAAAAATCAGCAGTATTATAAAAAAATATGGAAAAAGACAGAAAATTACCAGTTTATACTTTAGTTCTTAAAGATGATGCTGAAGATAGTGGAATAAACTATGTAGCCTTAGTAGATGAACCTGCTATCGAACGTAATTGGTTTGCATTTAAAAAAGAGTTTAAGTTCGCTATTGATACTGAACGTAAAATTATTACGGGGTGTTTAATGATTGCAGACCTACCGATATACCGTAGAAGTGAAGCAATGGGTGAGTTCTATGTAATATTTGATAAAAGTCAGATAGAACAGATGGTACAAAAGTTTATGCGTATGGGTTACCAAAGTAAAGTAAACGAGCAGCACGATCCAACTAAGTTAGTGGATGGTGTATGTATGTTTGAAAGTTTTATAGTAGATTCTCAAAGGGGAATAAAAGCACCTAATGGATTCGAGAATATAACTGATGGTAGTTGGTTTGGAAGCTATAAGGTAGACAATGAAGCGATATGGAGTAAGGTTAAGGATGGTAGTTTTATGGGTTTCTCAGTAGAGGGTATGTTTGATTTAGTACCACAGAAACCAACTTTAGAAAGTCAGATAATAGATATTATTGATTCTATACAATCCTAAATCGTACATAGCAAATTTATTTATATATATAATAAAACCTATACAAATGAACTTAACAGAAGCAGTAAATAAATTAGGAGTTTTAATGGCTAACTTTAATAAGGATAATTCTGAACCAGTTATTGTAACTGAGCAAAGTTTTGTAGATGCTAAACTAAATGATGGTGTTACTATTGTACGTTACGATGCGGATGTATTAGCAACGGGTGTAGTGGTTTCTATCTTAGATGAAACGGGTGCAGCATTACCACTTCCTTTAGGTGATTACATTTTAGAAGATGGTACTACTTTTACAATAGTAGATGATTTAGGAACGGTAGATAATGTTGTTTTAGCTCCTGAAGAAGAAGTAGCAACAGAAGTACCAGCAGCAGCACCAAATACAGAAGCTCCAATGGCTTCAGCTCCAGTAGCACCAACAGCAGCTCCAAAGAGAGTTATTAAATCACAAGTTGAAGAACACGTATTCTCTATTGAAACAGATAACGAGATTATCGAAGTTGATTTATCTTCTATGTTTAAAAAGTTAGAAGATGAGAA